TAGAGGGCTGGTCAGATGCTTATGATTATTTACAAGACAATGGAAGTAAACCTGCAAGACAAGCAGAAGAATACTACAACGAAACATATAACAAATGACAACACTAGAACTACACGGTATTTATCACGAATTAGCCTTTTGGCAACAATTTGTAAAGACAGACCGATTCCTTTCGGGTTGGGTTAAGAAAGTAAAGACACCTGAATTAAATCAAGAGGTGGCAGATTTTATCCTAAGTGTTCCACGTGAAACTGTTTTGGATGTAGGATCAGGAGTTTGCTCTTTACTAAATGGTTTAGTAAATGTGACCGCTTGTGACCCATTGGGAGACCTTTATAGGCTTATTTTTGACTACGAAAGGCATAAATTACTCCCACCATTACCTATCCCTGCTGAGCATTTAAATTACTCTAATCAATTTGATATTGTACATATCTCAAATGCTTTAGACCATTGTCAGAGTCCTTATAATGCCCTTATAAAGCTATTAGATGCTGTCAAGACTGGAGGCTATCTAATTGTGCAAGGATTTTGTAATGAGGCAGAACACGAAAACTGGCAGGGATTCCATCAATGGAATTTAGACCTTACCGATTCAGGAATATTAATGATAAAAGGTAAAGAATCACAATTTGCCACAATTTGGGAGCCACATATCTATAAGAAAATAGACATAGGAAATAAGCAATGGTTTTATTGGATAGTTAAAAAATAAGTAATGGTAATATGCTGTGATATTGATGGAGTCCTAACCGATGGTAAAATATGGGTAAACCATCAAGGGGAAATAATTAAATCCTTTAATAATAAGGATATTGGTGCAGTAAAAGAATTGCTGGCTATGGGTTATCAGGTCTATTTTGTAACTGCCTCATCTTGGCCAGGATCAGACCTATATCTTAAAAGGTCAGGTGCAGACTTAATAGTCCTTAGAAACAAAGAGGAAATACCTTTTCATTATGACATAGCCATAGGTGACTCAGGCTGGGATATCCCAATGTTAAATAAAGCAAGATTTGTATTTTGCCCTTCAGATGCCTCTAAAGAGGTTAAACAACTAGATGGAATGCACATCCTAAAATGCAAAGGAGGGCAAGGGGTAATGCTAGAAATGGTACAAATCCTATCTACGTTTGACTTATGTGGATAAGTATATTTTGTTATGTGAAATAAATTTAGTATATTAGGGGGTGAATTTTAAGGTGTAAAAATAGAAACAAGCCTTCAGTCTTTCGGGATTGGAGGCTTTTTTTAAATAATGCCATACAAAAGTAAAAAACAAGCGGCTTTTTTTAATGCTAACAAGAAAAAACTTGAAAAGCAGGGAGTAAACGTAGATGAGTGGAATAAGAAAAGCAAAGGCAAAAAACTACCCAAGAAAGCTAAAAAAAGAAAATAACCATTGTCAAGACCACAAGCCGATATCAATTGGGAACTAGTAGCTGAGTATTTAGAAGCTGGTTGCACAGGTACAGAAATAGCAGCAATGCTAGGTATCTCAGCACCAACACTTTATGATAGATGTCAGACCGATAATGGTATGATGTTTTCAGAGTTTTCCCAAGAAAAAAAACAAAAGGGTGACCTTATTTTGAAGAAAGTTCAATTTGAGGCCGCCATTAAAGATAAAGACCGAACAATGTTAGTCTGGTTAGGCAAACAAAGGTTAGGTCAAAAAGAAAAGGCAGAGCAAGATATCAAGGTTGATGGTGGCATTAACATTGTATTCAAGCCTGTCAATGAAGGAAGTTGAGATTAAATATACTAAAGTCTTTGAGAAAAACCTCTTAGCTTATCAATCCAAATTACACAGGGTTATAGCTAATCAGGGGTCAACAAGATCAGGGAAAACGTACAGTTTAAGTCAACTTTTAGCTCTTTACATACCGCACAAAGAAAAGGTAACGATTTCTGTGGTCAGTCCTTCCCTGCCTCACTTAAAGAGAGGTGCAAGAAGGGATATCTTACAAATCTTAGAGGATGCTGGTATTTATTCAGATGAGGCATTTAATAAGACTGATAATGTTTACCACTACCCCAATGGCTCTTATATAGAGTTCTTTGGTGCTGAAGATTCGGGTAAGGTTCGAGGTCCAGGAAGGGATATTCTGTATATGAATGAAGCTAATTTGAATTCATATAGTATTTATCAGCAATTAGCTTTAAGAACTAAACAGACCATATTTTTAGACTTCAACCCTGTTGATGAGGCAAGTTGGGTTTATGATGTGGCAGACAAAGAGGGCAACCTGTTAATCCACTCTACTTACAGAGACAATCCATTCTTACCAAAAGAGCAGATTGCTGAGATTGAGAGTTTAAAGGATGCAGATGAAAATCTTTGGAAAGTATTCGGACTAGGGGAAAGGGGTAAGAGTCAGGAGATAATCTACACTCATTGGAAAGTAGGACAATTCCCCGATGACACAGAAACTGTTTATGGCTTAGACTTTGGTTACTCTGTACCAACTGCCTTAATTAAGGTAGGGTTTAAAGAGAATCAAACCTTTGCTCACGAAATGTTATACGAAACCAAACTAACAACTAATGACTTAATTGAGAGATTAAAGACATTAGATATAAAAAGGTCAGATGAGATATTTTGTGATGCAGCAGAGCCTAAAACGATTGAGGAGTTAATAAGGGCAGGATTCAATGCAAAGCCAGCTGAGAAGGATGTCTATGCTGGAATCCAAAAGGTTAAAAGCCAACCCTTAACAATAACACCTGAATCAACAAACCTAATAAAAGAGATTAGGTCCTACAAATGGAAAACGGACAAAGATGGTAAAGTCCATTCAGATGAGAGTCCAGTCAAAATGTGGGATCACGGATGCGATGCAATGCGGTATGCGATATTTACGAAACTAAACAAGCCTAAGTTCGAGATAATGGCTTGGTAAACAAATAACTGTGGGTAAATTACAAGATGCGTGGAATGTATTGAGAGGTAAGGCGATGCCACTTATGCCAATAGGCCAGCCTTTTGCCTCTTATACTATGATGGGCGGCACATATGTTGGGATAGCGGACAACCGTAAAAACTACATTACAGATGGCTACCAGGTTAATGACATAATTTACACCGCTGTTTCTTTAATCACTGATAAGGTCAGACTTCCTGAATGGTCAACATACAGAATAGTTGATGAGGCTGCTTTTAAGTCTTATCAGGGCCTTATTAAGAAAAAGGATATTTCCACACAAGATTTCAAGAAAGCTGTTGAATATAGAAAGAAAGCCCTTGAGCCTATCTATGTTGACAGACTTACAGACTTATTAAAGTACCCTAACGACTACGAGACATTTCCTGACTTAGTTGCTAACTCTAGTGGTTGGAAGCTAATTACAGGAGGCCGTACCGTTTGGGCGCAGACTTTAGATATGGGTGCAAATGCTGGTAAGCCTTATCAGTTGCATAATCTACCCTATCAAGAGATTAGTATCATCGCCAGTACCAATACCTTCCCTATTATCGAAGAGGCCTATGTAATGACCAACCTTGCTGATGCTTTCTTCCCTAAATGCCAGGTCCTTCACGATAAGTACCAAAACTATGACTGGGATATCAATGGAGCGCATCTCTACGGAATGAGTCCTTTGAAATCGGCCCTTAGAAGATTGTCGAGGTCTAACTCAGCTATTAAGGCAAGTGCGGCAATGCTAGAAAATCAAGGGGTTAAGGGTGTCCTTTATATGGATGACCCAAGAGTTATGAATGCAGGCATTGACCCATTAGACACAAGAAAGCAGGTTGAAGCTGTTAAGGCTAAACTTGTTGGTAAAGGGGAATGGGTAGGATCAGACAATTGGGGTAAGATTGGGGTGTCAGGTTACAAACTAGGTTGGCAGTCTGTTGGCCTTAGTCCTGTTGACCTTTCAATCATTGAGTCTGAGAAATGGGATTTAAAGCGATTTGGAGCCGTTTATGGCGTACCTAGTCAATTAATGGGAGATTCTGACTCATCGACATATAACAACGTTAGAGAGGCTGAAAAGGCCCTTACAGCTCGTTGTGCTATCCCTCAGTTGGTTTCTTTTAGAAATCATATGAACAGAAAGCTACAAACTTGCTGGGGTTATCAGAATCAGAATGTCTATGTTGACTTTGACCACACAGTATTTACTGAACTTCAAGAGGATGTGGGTGCTAAGTCAGCGTGGATTAAGGACCTGAGAACACTAAGTCCAAATGAGCAAAGAATGCACTTAGGACTAGAAAGAATAGACAACCCTCTATTTGATGAGCCTTGGATTACTACTCAGGATGGTATGCCATTATCAGAGTACGATGTAAACGAACCAAATGAGGAAGTAGGCGAGGATATTGAGGAAATGGAAGATATGGATGAGGTTGATGATTGAGGATATAATAAAGCAGACTTATCCTGTAACTAAAAAGGAAAAGTGCTGTGCAATGTTAAAAGCAAAAATGGAAGCCAAAAGAGAGGCTTTGAGAAATAGGTTAAATGACCAACAAAGAGAGAACAGATTGGGCAAAGAAATTTCACAGAACGAATGTGAAGTTTGGAAAGCAGTTCTATCCTAAGGTTAAGAGACAACTAGATAAGGTTGTTAGTTCTTTGATAGGTACAATAAAGAGGAGAGGTCCTAGACAGACCCTTGTAGATTTAAGGACTAAGCTATGGTCAGATGACTTAAATAAGCCAATATCGGATATCTACAAGAAAGTCGGTGTTTATTACGCAAACGAAACCTATAAACAGATTAGGCGAGAGATTGCCCAAAAGGGAATAGGCAGAGATGAGGCTTGGGTAAAGTTTATTCAGGAAGAATTGCAAAAGACACTTTTACAATATGCTGTTGTTAGGACTTCAGAGACTTTGAGGAATCATTTGATATTAGTCCTTCAGAGTGCCATAGCAAAAGAGTTGACAGTTGATGAGATTATCAAACTATTTCAGACTTCAGGGTTTACTGCTATGCAAGCTGAGAGGATTATCAGAACAGAGGTTGGTAGGGCCGCAAACACAGGTGTAAAAGCAGCGGCTGAAGGGTTTAACTACGAAATGGTCAAAGAGTGGATAGCTTTTAGAGATTCACGGACCAGAGGATTCAAACCCGAACAACCAAAAGACCACTATCATATGGATGGGCAAGTTGTTGACTTCTATGACAACTTTACTGATCCTAGAAGTGGTGAACAGATTGAATATCCGTTGGCTCCTGGTGGGTCAGCAGGGATGGTTATCAATTGCAGATGTAGTTATATTGTTGTACCAAAAAGAGATTCAAGAGGCCGCTTATTGGCCACATAAAATTGAGAGGTGCTTTGGAGGCTTCGGCCAATACTGCGGAATAATGAAACAATAACCAGTCCAAACCCTCTCTAAATGAAAACAAGTTATGAAAAGATATTTCGAGCAAAAACTGATTTCTGACTCTGTAAAAGATGTATCAGAAACAACAAGAAAGGTAAAGGTAGCAATTAGCCAAATGGGGTCTAAGGACTTTGACAATGATGTCATTGACCACGGAGCCTACAACAAGACAATGGCTGAGAGAGGTCCTAAAGGTGCTAATTTGATTTGGCACTTAACAGACCACAATCCTAGCTTAAAGTCAGCAATTGGTAAATTCTCTGAGTTGTATGTAGATGGTGACTACTTAGTAGGAATCACAGATGTTCCTAACACAACTTGGGGTAACGATGTGCTAGAGTTCTACAAGTCTGGTCATATCAACCAGCACTCAGTAGGATTCAGAACAATCAAAGCTGAAGCACAAGAAAAAGGTCAGTCAACTGAATATAACCTAATCAAAGAGATTCTGTTATTTGAAGGTTCGGCTGTTTTATGGGGTGCTAACCCTAACACACCAACTATTGAAGTTGGTAAGAGTTTGAGTAGTCAAGAAATCCTTGACAACCACGCAAAGCTAAGCAAAGAGATGAGCCTGCTTGTAAAGTCACTAAAAGATGGTCGCTTTACAGATGAGGCTTTTGAATTTATCGAAATACGCTTAGCACAAATTAATGAAGCAATTAAATCTTTATTATCTACTGAGGTCACTCCTGAAGCAGAGCAACCCGCTGAAGCAGTTGCAGAAACTAAGGAGCCGATTATGGATGTAACAGATTTGAAGCATAGTTTAAACAATTTATTAACAAAATTAAATTCCTAGAAATGGAAGAATTAAAAAGCATTGAGGCCTCAGTAAAATCTGCTACTGCTGCCGTTGAATCAATGAAAGCTGCCAATGAGGCTGCTATTGCAGAGGTTAAAGGACAAGTGGATGAAGTAAAATCTGCCCTTGTTACTATGGATGAGGCTGCTAAGAAAAATCAAGCTGCTCTTGACCAAATGATTGCTGAGAAGGCTGCAAAGACTGTAAACAACAAAACTAAGTCTTTCGGTGATGCATTCTCTGAGTCAATGGCTGAGGCTTTTGAAGCAAAGCAAGCTGAAATCAAAGAGTTTCAGAAGAACAAAAATGCAAAGTTGACTATCGACCTAAAAGCGGTTGGTACAATGACTTTGGGTAACAATTTAAGCGGTGATGGCGTTGCTACTTACAATCAGCGTCAAGGATTAGTGCCTGCGCAGAAAATCAATATGCGTGACCTTATCCCAACTGCTGTAAGTCCAACTGGTCTTTATGTTACATACCGTGAGACTGGAACAGAAGGTTCTATCGGAATTCAATCTGAAGGAAACTTGAAATCTCAAATCGACTACGATCTAACTGAAGTTAAGGTTGTATCTGATTACATCGCAGGTTTCGCTCGTTTCTCTAAGCAAATGATGTTCCAACTTCCTTTCTTACAGAACACTTTGCAGCGTATGTTGCTCCGTGATTTCTACAAGAAAGAGAACAGTACTTTCTTCTCAGCTGTATCTAGTGCTGCAACTGGTTCTACTACTACTTCTGCATCTGTTGATGCTGAGCAGTTAGTTGACTGGATTGCAAACCAATTAGATGCAAACTTCGAAGCATCTTTCGCTTTGGTATCTTATGCTCAATGGGCTGACTTACTTAAGACTAAGCCTACTGATTACTCTGTACCTGGTGGATTTGTAATTGATGCTAACGGTAACGTTCGTATCGCAGGAGTACCTGTAATCGGTGCTAGCTGGGTTACTAACGATAAGGCGTTAATCATCGATGCTAACTACCTTGAGCGTGTTGAGACTGAAGGATTGCGTGTTGAGTTCTCTTACGAGGATAGCGATAACTTCCAGCGTAACTTGGTGACTGCACGTGTTGAGTGTTTTGAGGACATCAACATTATGAGAACGGATGCAATCATCTACGGATCATTCTAATTAGTGCTGTGGTTTGATGTGGTGATAGGGGTCGGGTTTCGGCCCGCCCCTTTTTTTAAATAATGTCTATGTTATACAATTTACTAATCGATTGGGAGGACCAGACAAATGAGTCTGGAATCACAGAGCCTTTAACTGTTAATGAGGTAAAGAATTACCTTAGACTAGAGGGTTTTATTGACCAATCAGAAAGTATCTCATCTGAGTTCAATGATGATGATGCTATTATTGA